TATTTAATTTTGAACTAGAAAGAGAAAGAGGAGAGGAGTTTAAAAACTCAAGATATTTTATTAGACACACAGGCAAATATCACATTGTAAAACTAGAACAAAGAGAACAAGGTAATATTGGTTTTAAATATCAATCAGCAGAGCTTAGAGCTAGAATACCTTTAGGTAGAAAATTAAGTATAAGTGCTGGTGCAATATATAGAACACACTCAGCAGAGACAGGTACAGGATATAATCCTATAGAAATTTGGTTAAATAGAACAGATACTTATGTAGATGCTTATGGTAATGTTATTGAATACCCAATAAACCCTTGGTACACTTTAGGATTTATTTATGGATATACAGACCACTTTACTAAGTACACAGACATACAAACAGGACAAGAAAGATTTGACTGGATTTGGAAAGATAGTAATGGTGATATAGTAGCTTACTCAGATATAGATTTTAGAAATACAATATTTGGCAATCTGATGAATAGATGGAATGAGGAGCAATTTGCTTTTATAGATGACTTTGGTTTAATATCTCCTATAATAGGTTTTGATTTTTACCATAATAGGAATAATTTTTGGACACATATATACGGAAGTTACTTACCCCCTTATCATAAATACATACAAGGTGATATTGATTTTAGTTACCTGAACAGAAACAACTATGGAAAGGGTGGCCTTAGGAAAGATGCTAACTTAGAACAATGGGAAGACTATCAGTTTGGTGCAGTAATAGGATGGAAAATAAAAAGATTTGGCATATTCTTAGAGGGAGAATACACTAAGTTTTGGGACACAGAAATATACAACAGTTCAATCGGAATAAATTATAGATTATGAGTACAGAATTATCAGAAGATACTAAATTAACACTTGACCTAAAAACTATAGGAATTATAGTAGCAGGTGTTTTATCATTAGCGAGTATGTGGTTTACTTTGCAAGGTGATATACAAGATTTAAATAATAAAATCGAAGGCTTAAGTGGTGAGGAATTTGTAAAAAAAATGGAATTTCAGCTTAAAGACGAGCTTGTAAGATCAACAATTATTACAATAGAAAAATCTACAGATGGTCTAAAAGAGGATATATTAGACAACAAAGAATCAATAAAAGAATTAGAGGACAAAGTTTATAAAAGATGAAAAAATTAATTTTAATACTAACGCTTTTAGTTAGCAGTTATACTTTCAGTCAAGATGTTACTATTTTACATATCAACGCAAAATGGAATACAAGTAACGATTATAATTTAGATAGAATTAGAAACGCAAAAGTATTGAAAGTGTTTTTAGAAGAACAAAAAGCAGATTTTAAAGCACAAATAAAATCAGTACCTACTATTGTTTTAATTGGTAAAGATGGTAAGCCTAAAGGTCAATGGTCAGCAGGTTTATCATTTAAGTTAGAAGTACCTTTAGATGAGATACAAGGTAGAATAAACACAATACTATTTAAGAAATAATGAGAAAAATAAACAAGCTCATAGTACATTGTTCAGCTACACCTGAGTTCAAAGACTTTGATGTTGATGATATAAGAGAATGGCACGTTAAAGGTAATGGTTGGTCAGACTGTGGTTACCACTATGTAATTAAATTAGATGGCACTTTACAAGAGGGTAGGCCTGTTGAAAAAATAGGTGCACATTGTGGGGGTCATAATAGAGATAGCATAGGTGTTTGTTATATTGGAGGTATGGATAAAAATATGAAAGACTGGAAAGATACAAGAACACCTGAACAAACAGAAACTCTACACAATCTTTTAGTTGATTTGAAAGAAGCACACCCATCAGCCATAGTATATGGCCATAAAGACTTTACTGACAAAAAAGAGTGTCCGTCTTATGATGCAAAAGAAGAATATAAATTAATTAGCAATGAGTAAACCAAAGAAAAAATTTGCAGAGAGTACTGTAGGTAAGCTACTATTCGGAGCTGCATCAATAGTAAACCCAACACTCGGTAATGTTTTAAAAGGTGTTACATCACCAAAAGAAGCAATAGCAGAGATAGGTAAAGCTAAGATACCTACACAAGAAAAAATCAGACTACAACAGCTTATATACGAGCAACAAAATAAAGAGATAGAGGCTATTAGTACTAGGTGGGTCGCAGATTCCAAAGGTAGTTGGCTCACGCAAAATGTAAGGCCTTTAGTTTTAGTATGGTGTATAGTAATATTTTCATTTGCTGGTTTATTGGATAGTGTTGATAGCATACCATTTCACATAAACGAAGTATGGAATGATACTTTTGAAAAAGTAATGATGGCTGTAGTATTAGCATACTTTGGTGGTAGAACTACAGAAAAGGCAACAAGTATATTTAAAAAATAACTATGGAAACTTTAGAACATTTATTAGGCATTTGTGGTGAAGCTCATATAAACTTGTATCACATTATTTTGTTTTTTGTATTAGCATATATAGCTGGTAGTTTTTTATATTATATAACAAGAGATGGCTCGTAAAGTAAAAGTCAATATATATAAATCTAAAAGCAGAAAGCGAAAAGGGGTACACTCAAAATCTAAAAGTAGTAAAGTAAAAGCAAGTAAGAATTATTTAAAAAGATATAAAGGTCAAGGTAGATAAAAAAATAATTATATATTTGCCTTTGCTTATAGCAAAACTTCTGCAACCTAATAAAGATGGACGGCAGTTGGATCAGGTACTTAGATATTTTGTTTTTCTAGGGAGCTTTTTCTTTTCTTTCTTTTTACTCTTTTTCTTTCTTTTCTTTTGTATTTGAATATATTTGTATATGCCAAAAAAAATATCTCGTAAAGGTCTTATAAACAAACTAGACAGAATATTCTCAGAATACATACGAAAAAAAAATGCAGACAAAAAAGGCTTTGTTACTTGTATAACATCCAACAAAAAATATTATTACAGCGAAGTAGATGCAGGTCATTTTATATCTCGTAAAGAAATGAGTACCAGGTGGCACGAGGATAATGTATGGCCACAAAGTAGATATGACAACAGGTATAGATACGGAAAACAATATGAATACAGTCTAGCTCTAGAAAAAAAGAAACCTGACCTCCCTAAACATCTCTACAATCTATCAAGGAAAACAGTGAAGTATTCTATTAGTGATCTAGAAGAAATGGTAGATAAATACAAAAACCTTTTAGAAAAAGAGAATAAAAGATTACATTTGTGAGTTCTTACCAACTTCGGTAAGTGTTTTGTTTTTATAAGGGGAGTATTAATTTGCTCCCTTTTTTTTTGTATTATTAACAATTTATAATTAACTTGTACAGCAAAACAAAACATTATGAATAAAACAGAATTGAAATTATTAAATACTTGTTTGGAACTTTTCTCACAAGGTAGCATAAGCAAACAGACAATGATACAACATATAGAATGTATTATTGATACAAAAGAAGTAGATACTATCATAAAATTAAATAATAAAAAGTATGCAAGTATCTCCTAACATAGACGAACTAAACAATAGAATAGAACTTTTAGGTAAGAAAGTAAATACTTTAGTAAAGTTGTACAACGACCTTAAAAGAGAAAATAAAGACTTAGAAATAAAAGTCAGATTAGTTATGAACAAAAACAAAATTACTAACGATAGACAATTACAAGAACATTTAAAAATAAAACAATGAATTACAAAGCTGAAATAAAAGAAATATTTAAAACTGATAGGAGACCTTTTGGAGATAACAAAGATATATACACCTATCAACTTACTACTACAAAACACACAGGTTTACTTTACACAAGTAAATTAAATGTTACAAAAGGAGATTACATAGAATACGATTATGTAGCTCAAAAGAATGGCGATTATAAAATCGTACTTTCTAAGCAAGATAAGAAAAAACCTATGTATGATAATTTTGAGAAAAAGGATGTCAATAAATATCAAGCAAGATTAGATACAGGCAGAAGTATATTACTTCAGGTTGCTTTTAAAGAAGCATCACAAGCATATATAGCTGGAAACATAAGTGTAGATGAGGTTGAACAATTAACAAATATGTACTTTAAAATAATAGATAAATAATATGGAAATAACAGGAACAATAAAACAAATAGGACAAACACAAGAGTTTGGTGCAAAAGGCTTTACAAAAAGAGAGCTAGTAGTAATAACAAAAGACCAATACCCACAAAATATATTAGTGGAATTTGTCAAAGATAAATGTAGTTTACTTGATGCTTTTAACACAGGTGATAATATAAAAGTGTTTATAAATCTGAGAGGTAGAGAATGGACAAATGACAAAGGTCAGGTGAAATACTTTAACTCTATTCAAGGATGGAAAATACAATATAACAATGAGGTTACTCTACAAGATCAGAATAAAGGTAGAGAAAGTTATGCTGTACCTAAAGATGACAAACAGTTAGCGAATGACTTACCATTCTAAAATTAAAACTCCTGAATATTATAATGGTAGAAATGGATACACAGCTCGTGAGGTTGTAGAAAACTTTGACCTTAATTATAATTTAGGAACTGCTTGTACCTATATACTTAGAGCATATAGAAAACATAAATCACCTAACGAATGTATAGAGAAAGCAATACATCATTTAAAATTTGAATTAGAAAAACTACAGAAAGAATAATGTTAATAAACTTTGGAGACGAACTTGATAAGGTTGATAAGATACGAAAAGGAATACTCAAAGAAGCTCCAAAGTTAGGGATAGATGAGATAGACAATGTTATTAGATTCAAAAGAAATGTTACTTGTTTTGCTGGACACGCAAACGTAGGTAAGACCTCAATCATCATTTATTTTATGCTACTCTTTGCAATGAAGCATAAAGTAAAGTTCCTGGTATTTAGTTCTGAGAATGAGCCTTACTCTCTTATAAGAAAGCTCATAGAGTTCAAATCTGCAAAGCCTATAAACAAAATATCGGAAGAAGAATTAGACAAACATTCACAATTTGTGTTCGAGCATTTCAAATTTATTGACTGTGAAAAGAACTATGATTACTTAGATTTACTATCTTTATGTGAGGTAGTGTACCCACAATACAAATTTGACTGCTTGATTATTGATCCAATCAACAGCTTAAAAAAGAATAAAGGTATGATGAAATATAGTAATGCTTATGAATATCTCTATGAGTGTATGACTGACTTTAGAATCTTTGTAAAGAAATATGATGTTGGCCTTTGGTTAATTATGCACTCCGTGACAGAGGCTTTCAGAAAAAGATACCCAGCTAATCACGAGTTCTCAGGTCATCCGTTGCCTCTTGCTATGTCAGATGTTGAAGGAGGGAATGTTTTTGGAAACAGAACAGATGACTTTTATTCTATACATAGACTAACCCAGCACGATAGCAGATGGATATATACAGAGCTGCATTGTAAGAAAATAAAAGACCACGATACAGGAACGAAACCTACACCTTTTGATTCTCCATTATTACTACAAAGCATACCGAACACTGTAGGTTACAAGATCGGAGAACAAACAACAATCAACAAATCAGTAATAGAACAACTTAACTTTCCATTTTGAAAACTCAAGTTGAAAAGGCATACGATAGACATACAAAGTGGTTAGAAATCACAAGGTCTTTCGGAGGTCTTAGAGAGACTGAGGTACAAGATATAGTTCAGGAGATGTATGTTCTATTAATTCGCAATACACAAAAAGGTGTAGATTTTAGCTATGGTGATGATATAAATTACTATTATTGTTTTAGAATACTTAGAGGCTTGTATGTTGATTTGATGAGAAAGAAACTTAGATATACTTTTACTGAGCTTGATGGATTAGAAATATCTGATACTAACGAGGTGAACTATGCTGAGACTTATGAGAAGATACAGAAAGCACTCAAGCAAATATTTTGGTATGATAGGACTGTGTATGAAATTATTGAAAGACAAGGAATCAGTATAAGTGAACTATCAAGAAAGACAGACATATCATATTACAGCTTGTACAATACATACACAAAAGTAAAATCAAAACTAAAAGAACTTATATGAAATTAGGAGACAAATTAGAATATATAATTAACATCATTACATTTGGAAAAGGTAAAGCCTTAGCAACCTGGATAGCAAATAAGTTAGGCTACGAGGACTGTGGATGTGATGATAGAAGAGAATACTTAAACAACATAACTAGAAATGGCAGACAAGAAATGGATTAAACTAAATAAAAAAGAATACGATGCTTGGAAAGATTTCAAAGCTATAAAGAGCAGTACTATAAACAAAGAGGAACAAGAGCTAATAGCATCTTTACACAGCAAATACTTTCAACACTCTTATTACATACCCTGTTCCTGTACTCCTCGACATTGGAATCAATGGATTAGCGATCTTAATACTATCTACGAGAATGGGTATAGAGACTATAAATAAATTTGAAAGAATCGTAGTAAATTTTCTGAACGAGTTTGAGGGCTGGAATCTTAAATGGAGTGAGGGAAAGTTTGAACACTATGACGCATCAGGTCTGACACCTAAAGGCCACGAGTGCGTGATGGAGATGAAGTTCAGGAACAAATACTACAAAGACAAACTACTAGAAAAGTATAAGTATGATAAGCTGATGGAGATGGATAGTGAAATCGTCAAGCTGTACTTTGTATCTGACCCCAAAGGTACATATCTATATTGGATTAACTACTTAGAGATGCCACCGGTAAAAGAATTATATTGCCCTGATACTACACTATGGACTAAAAAAAAGCTACTCAAAAAGGTCTATCTACTCACAGAGGATATGGCAAGTATCGTACATAAGGTATAGTTATTGCATATTGTTAATTATTTTCACTATATTGTAAAACTAAAAAATAAAACTATGGCAAAAAACAATC